TCCAATCTCTTCCCTTTTATCATTTGAAACGATATCTTCATATTCAAAAGGATTTGCCTCATCTAATCTAGATTGATAAATTTGTCTCAATCTATCTCTTTGTTCCGTCTTATATTCTGGAACCCCCTTTTCTATTTGAGCCTGTATGTATTTATCTGCCAATACATATCTAGCATCTCTTTTTAATTCTCTGGCAACACGCTTTGCCTCCTGATCAAAGAGTTGATTAAGTCTTTCTTGATATCTTTCTGGATCTGTTAAAGGATCTATTATTTGCTCTTGGCCAGCTACAGCCGCATTAGCAACTCCACCTTCAATAACCTCAGTTACTTGAGGCTTAAAATATGTATTTAAATACCCACTGTTTTTAACCTTATTAATTAAGTCTGTCTCTGTAGATAGAAGAATATCTTTTGTAGATATTTTTGAATGTGTAATAAAGTTTTTTGAGTCTTGAGAGATATTCAAATTTCTTGAGAAATCCTCATCTAAATTATTTATGTATTTAGTCTCATCTAAAAGATTTGCAGCATCCTCTATCAACTTATTATCTTGCATTCTTCTATTTGCACCAGATAAGTTTTTCTCAATCTTATTGATGGCTTTCTTCTCGCCAAAATATTCTTTAACATCCCCTACTGCTTCCTTTGCCCAATCTAATGCTTTTCCAAAGATTGATTTCTTACCCTTATCTTCCTTCTTTGTGCCTTTGATCTCAATAATATTTGTACCTTTATTGGCCCCAGACTCGTACTGAAATGTTGGATCGGTTTCTAAATCACCTGTTTCCTCATTGTATTTAAATCCTAATTTGTCAGCATATTTTATTCTGTGCTGCTTTAAATTCTCGCTATAATCTGAATCTAACTTTCCATTGTAGTCAGCAACCGTGATCACAGCCTGGTTTAAATCTTGCCACATACTATCATCATTGTAGAACTTTGTATCTGGCTTTTCATTAATTACATATTTCCAAACGGCATCATTTTCAACACCCTCCATCAATTTTGGCTTAGAACCAACGCCCTTAGCACCTGTAGTTTTATCTTGAATTATGTATTGATATTTCTTTCTTCCTCTTTTATCTTTTTGATCGGTAGTATATACACCAATAATTTCTACACCAGGAAGTGGATTTTCAAATTCTTTAACTCCACCTTCAGTAGGCAATTCTTGCCCATCTACATTCTCCTCTTTCTTCTTTTTTCTTTTTCTCTTACCACCATCATCAATCATATTTACATCTTCAGATGCATCAACATTCATACTATCTTCAGAAACCTCATCCTCTGGCAAGCCCATGTCTTTAGCCATTGTATTTTCTTCTTTAATGAAATCTTTTGCACCATCAATAGACGAATTAATATTCAAGGAATATTTATCTCTAAAGTTTTTTCTTACCTTATTCCCTGTCTGAATAGCACTAGCAGCAGGATGAAAAAAAGTGCCTAAATCATATGGGTTATTTGGATTGTTAGGGTCTGGATTTTGATTTAAATCCACCTCTTCTTCAACTACATCTTGTTTAGGAGCCGCCCCAAAAACAGACGTAGGGGCAGATGGCATCTCCATTGCTTTTGGAACTGCTAAAAAATCTGGTAAGTCAGATTGAACTTGATCTTCAGTAGAGACCTCTTGGGTTTCTCCTGTAATCGGATTTTGCGGCTCTGAAACCTGCCCTAATTGCTGAGCAGATTCTTCCATAAAATCCTCTTTTTTTTTTACGCCTTCATATGTAGAAACATCATATCCAGCCCAATTAGCTAATTTTGAAATATGTTCATTATATTCTGGATCCTGCATTCTTTCTTCAAACTCTTCGTATGTTGCTGGTTCAGAAATACGAGGTTCTTGAGATAATAAAAGGTAGAGATCTTGTAAATTTGCCATTGAATATTATTTTAGTTTTCAAATATAAGAATAAATAACGTATCTTTTACTGTAGCTTAAATAAGTCAGTTATTTGTCCACTCATACCTAACTGTCTTAATAAATCTGTATCATTACCTTGGGGTTCTAATCCAGCTATAGTTGAATACAATATAACACGGTCTGTATTATTATCTAAGAGACCCCATAAATTACCAAATTGATCATATTTAACAGAGGTTATATATCCATTTTTACTACTTCCATCTGGTAATACAAAGTCAGATTTTGAGCTACCAAATGTACTAGCAGAACCAGTTGTCATTAAATTCCAATAGTTATTACCTGGAGCATTTGTCTTAGCTAATTGCTGCGGTGTTACTGAAAGAATTCCTGTAGCTGAATCAAAATCTACAGCACCAAATTTATTCCCATTCCATCCCCAAGCGGAAGCTCTATCATTTTTACCTGTCGCTATTTTAATCTTACCGCTTCCAGCATCCCATGTTGGATTAGAACCATTGATATCTGCCATAGCAGTTTCTTTTGTAGGGGCTGGAATATTAACATTTGCTGGAGTTGTTGTACCACCACCAAAGCTTGCATTAAAATTAAATGTAGACTTATCTCTATATTGTTGCATAGAAGCGTCTTTTAATGCAATAGCATCAGATATTTTAGCTTTTAAATAATCATCGTATTCTTTATATACAATTCCATTAGCATCTTTATATTCAGAATCTTCTAATAATTCTTTTTCCTTTTTATACTCAAATAAACTCTTTTCAGTAGTATAAGCTGGGTCTAATCTTACCAGATTTAAAATTTCTGGAAGCTTTGTTTCATTTATTTCTTTTACAATAGTAATCTTTTTGCCCTTGTCTTTTTCATCTTTTATACTTTTTATTACAGCGTCCATTCCAGCTGAGTTAACTGCCTTAGCAATAATTGGAGAGATATTTGGTTTTTTAGCAATTATACTATATGCAGTATACGCTTCTTGTATATTACTCTGTAACTCATCTGCATCTTTTGAGGCGTCTATTTTCTTAACAAGAAAATCAGCTATCTGTGGGTCAGCAGTCCTCAAGGTGATTTCTAGATTTTTCAATTCACTTGCAGCACCTTTAAATTGCTCTGCTGTTGTTTTATATTGATTTAGGTCCGATTGAAATAAATTATAAGCGTCATCGCTTGGATCGCTTAAGTTGTGACCTTGAGCAGCTAATTGAGAATATTGATCTATGATTTTTTTTCTCATTTCTGAGAGATTATCATTAAATGTCTTATTAGCTGTCGCATAAATATCAACATTTAACATTCTTTTATTCTCTTGGTCTTTTCTCTTAGCCTGTTCTGATTTATACTTCTGTGCCTCTAATTGAGACTGACCAATATTTTGTATAGCACTACCAAAGCTTATGGGTTTATACACATAAGCTGGTGGAATCAATTCATTTGTTTCTATAGCCATTGTATATTTGTGTATATATTTCCGTATAGTTCTTTAAGCCTTGCTTTAATGGCAGGCGTAGCGTTTTCATATAAACTTTTAACCTCTGCTTCGCTTGTGTTTCCTGTCAAAACAGAATTAGGCAAAGCGTCTATTAAAGAATTGTTTATTTCTGCTGCGGATTGGGCTTGTCCAATACCCATCAAAGTATCTCCTGCTGATTGAAACGCTGTACCAACATTTTCAGTTCCACTTGCACGGAGGGCTTGTATCTGCTCTAATTTTTGCTGATAAGGTAAATATTTATTTATCTCAAAAGCTTTATCTTCATACCCCTGTAGATTTCCTAAAGAGCTTAAATACTCCTGCTGAAGACCTAATTTTTGAATAGCCGCATTACCTAAAGCCTGGTTGGTAGTATCCATAGCGGAGGCTCCAGCTTGAACTAAAGCACCTAAACCTGCCGCACCAGAGGGAGCCATTTTTGCAATATTTTGGTTAACATTTGCTAGGTTCTGATTAATACCCTGCATCTGCTGAGTAAGTCCAGGAGCCTCACCTTGAGCTAAAGCAAGTTGACCAGCAACGGCATTTTTAGCTAAATCATACTGATATTGAGGCTGCTTGCCCAATTTTTCAGCTAATTTTTTAGCTTGCCTTTGCTGATAAAGCCCATATCCTAATTGACCCAAAGCTTGTAAGCCTCCTGCAACGGCCATTGTTGTCATTCCAACCATAACTATTCAAATTTATTGTTCAAATATACGATTTTTTTTATTGAAAAAAAGGTTCGCTTGGGGTAAAGTTTACACCAACGCTCATCAATATTTTTTTCCGTGTTGTATCATCATTAAATAAAGAATGGTTTAATACATAGCCTCTTAATTCTCTTCCGTTTAATTTAGCTATTGCTGATGATGGATATCTAGGATCTGTAGCGTCTCTAAAATATCTTGATACATAATAACCTTCTTGGTTTTTTAATGCTGCAACAGGTATGTCGCTTGCCATTCCATTAGGGTAAGTTTGATTAGAAGGTACTGATACTTCTACTCGAAATGGATAATTTGCCTGTTGTAAGTGCGTGTAGAATCTCTTAACAACGCTAGGAGATTCATTAAAAATAAATTGGATATTTTGCTCTACACCGTTTCCAAAAAATGTTAATTCATCGCCAGAATTTTCTTCATATAAACTACCAAAATCTCCAGCTTTATCACCTACAGTAAAAAACTTATTACCTAAATATGTGGCATGAAGAACACCGTGTTCAATGTGAGAAACCCATCTTTGTAAGATATAAGAGTATACTAATCCAACTCCATTATCTCTAATTGAATAAGTATTATAATATAAGAATACATCATATTTCCCAGCAGGAATTTCATTTACAACGGTTCCAGATATAGTTATATTTGTGACATTCTTAACAGGGTCATACACTATGGTAAGTATGGTTGCCGTTAAATTATTTTCCGAGTTCTCAGCACCATATATTCCTATAGTTTGATCCACATATAATAGGCTAGTAACATCGCCTACTAAAACAATAGTGTTTGGAGCTTTAAACGAAGCAACCTCAAGCTCTACATATGAATTACTAGAATTTCGAGTGGTATATATAATATATTCACCTGTTGATCTATTTATATGAGATTGAATATTTGATAGAACCCCACTATTTTCATTAACATTTTGAGTAAATGTAAACGCCCCATTCATGAATTTTCTATCTCCATTGCAGATATTATATATTCCTCCAGAGGTTATAGCAATAAATGTTGAGTTATAATAATCGTAAGCGTATATATTACCCTCTGATTTTACAATACCTCCAGGATGAACACATCCATAATCGTCATCGTGAGGTCTTATAGATGCAAATGTCTGATCAGATATAACAACATTGTTAGTACCATCTCCATTAAGACCGAATGCCTTTTGTACATATATCGAGCTTATCTTTCTATCTTGGAATGCCTTTAAAGTATCCCCAATATGCATCAATCTATTTATAGGACCAAATTCATCTTTTAATGATACTTGATTTTGAAATTCAACTTGACTAAGTCCGTTTATTTGACTATTATCAATTAAAGAATTAGTATGATAAACAGTTGTTTTTAACTCCTGTCTTTTTGCAAATGGAGAGAATAAACCTAACCTTCCCTTATTGTTCCAATTAGATATGTAATAATCTGAATAATGAGGGTCTTCGCAGAACCAAGCCCCTCTAATATCATTGGCATCATTAACATCCTCATAAGCACCATCATAATCATAGCCAGTTGCCATAATTCTCTGCCTAATATACACGTCTCCACAATCTAAATCAACAACAGCATTAGTTGTATTTAATACCTGTGCTGTATCTCCATCATGTCTTCTATTTTGTGTATGAGGATCTATAATATCCCATTCAATTCCTGTCTCATACCAAGGATCATTTTCACTTTCTTTTTTAGGCGTGTATATTTCTATCTGAAACCCTCCAGATGCAAATCCTCTACGGCTATTATTACCTGTATAAAATAAATAATCCCCAAGTAAAGAAATATCAAAATAATTTACTGTAATTGACTCACCTTCGTTTTCATCACCTGGATTATATGATAAAACATTCAACTCATAATTTATCTCGTCTGTATTTGTTACATAACTTGGATAATAATTATAATCATCGTAGTCCACATTGTTTTTATACACACTCATTGTGTAACTAGAAAAGTTCAATGTAGCATTTGGGGCATAAGCACCCACACCTCCTGCAAATTCAACAGCTACTCCATACGAAACATTTATCCCTGCGGCTAAAGATAGAAATGGCGTTACACCATTTATATTAATGGTCATTCCATTTGTAAGGGTAGTATAAACATTAGAACTTAAAGTTCCAATAAATGCCCCTGTAGAAGTATTGTATAAAACAAATTGAACAGTTGCAGATGTTGGAGTTGCATATCCTAAATCCCAACTTAAAGTAAACTGTGAATTAAATTCAAACCTATAATTAGTTACACCGACAGTTGTAAATGCACCAGGTGGTGAGAAAGCTCCTGTAGGGTCACATATTACAGTTAAATGGTCATTTGTCGGAGGATTGGACTCAAACAAGAAATAATATGTGTCTAATAATGTAGGATTTAAAGGTCTAGTTATAGATCCTAAATTAAGTCCATTAGATATTAGAAGAGCATTTTCCTTAGTAAACAAGGCTCTCTTTCTTACAAAACGAACAAAGTCCCCTTTCGAAGGAGTTTGATTAATTGAAGCTCCCTCGTAATTAGGCTTGTAATAATTATCTAGAAATAATTTAACCGTAGTATCTGGGTTGTAAGTTGCCTTAATTACTGATCTTTGTTGGAAATTAGCAATATTAGTAGAAGGCTTATACAGTATTTGGTAATTTGTAGCCCAAACAGGTGGTTGAAAATCATCTGGAATAGTCATTTGCATAGTTGTATAGAAGGGTTTTCTTCTCAACGAACATATGTTATTTAAGTAACTATCTTGATAATCGTAATAAAAAGGATTGTAAACACTTCCTGTAGGTATAGTTAATACAGTTCCATCACGATTAGCCCTGTCATAATACTGAATTGCAAACTCATGCGTAGCCCCTGTTTTAAAGGTTCTTTTAGCATTATTAATCCTCAACACATTTATATTTAAACTATATGACTCTGTATTTGATGGCTCTAATTGCCAATCAGTTTGATTATACCAAGTATTATAAATCAAATCAATAGTAGGCCAGTTAACTAAATTACCATCATATGTAAATGGCGATCCAATAGTCGCTGCAATACCATTTGAATTAAGAAAACTTAATAAATCCTGAGTTACATATAGAATTTTTAATAAATCTGTATTATAAACTGTTCCATCTACAGCTGGAATTGTGTAATACAAAACAGGGTCTGGAGTCAATAAATTATTATTAGCACCTGCTGTTGCCGATGATTGCTTTAATTGCAGTATCAATATATCACCAGGTTCAAATCTATATTTTAAAAAAAATTGTCCTTTAACATTACTTAAACTAATAATATTACGTCTCGTTCCTAGGTAAGGTATATTAATAAAGTCAGCTAGTGGAGCGGTAAAAGCCGTGTTATCTATAGTATTAATATTTATATCAAAGTCAAAATTAACATCTGTTAAATCTGGCTTATCATAACCCTCTATTATATTACCCATCGCAAACTCATTAGACGGCAAATACTCAACGCATTTTGCAATCTGAGGCACTAAGTCATAATTCCGTTCTGAGTTGCTAATTGGGACCCCAGCAGTCTCATTTTTAAAGTCTACAGTTACATTAGAATAATCAGCCCAACCTTGCTCTGATTTTATAAACTCTTTGTACAAGAAAAACTCTGAGTTGTTGCCAATTCTATACGCAACCCTGATTATTTTGGCTATTGAAGATCCTGTGCTTATATTTAAGCGAATCGTGTTATCAATATATGGATCTATATTAGTTGTCCCAGATATATACTCACTTTCATTAGGGAGAAATAAATCCGATATAGGAGACCATGCAGATTCTTCTTTGTCATCATAAATATATTGATATCTAAATTGGAATAATTTATTCTTTAAGTTGTTAGCTGATTCTGTAGTATCTGTTATGTATTGACCTGTTGGAGAAAACAATGGTGGATGTTTAATCCAATCTAAATTATCAAATGTAATTTCAGAATAACCCTCTGGATCAATTCCTCCGCTTTCTGTATATAATATTGCCTTTTGTATATTGATCTTGCGTGGAGGATTAAAATCTGGCAATCCAGTAGGATCTAATTCATAAGAATTAAAATAATTGTCTGTCCAATAAAGTAAACCATCAACTACTGCCGCATGATATATTCTATTTTGCAGTTTAAAATTTAATATACTATCTTGAAGTATAAGCTGATATTCTTGACCAACAACATTATATCTCCATATTGAATGATTACCTTCAGAGTTCCATGAAAATAATATTAAATTACCTGCCTTATACCCCTTCCCTTCAATATCTTCGCAGCTGCCTATAATTACATTCTTACCCCTAGGTAAATCTGGATTTTCTATTAATAAATTACCAGTCATTGACTGTAAAGCTCCATTATCACTTGTACCAACGGAGTAGCTCCTTGAATAAGCAGCTGATCTATAATCTCCAATAGGTACTAGACGATCTTCATCATCGGTGTTCATCCCACCGTTAAAAAAATTGGACAATGAATACATAATTTATTATCTTAATTTCAAACCAGGAGCTGAGTAGTAAGCGTCAAGCAATTCATCAATTGTATTACCTGTAGACATAGCAGCATCAGCCATTGATTCAGTGTAAATTCTTTCTCTATCTTTTGCATTAAATGGATATTTCTGAGGCTCAAACTCAGCTAATTGCCAAATAATGTAATTACGCATAGGCTCAATATAATAATGAGGCACTAATGTAGCACTCGTTATATCGTTACCTGTACTTAAATACTCTAAAACAATTTCTCCACCAAACACATTATTACTCAACTGAATGGTCTGATTGTCAGGGTATATTCTATAATACGCCTCTGCAAATCCCCCTCCAGAAGCAAAAAGGGCAGGATAATAAACCCCATTCCACGAGTGGTCTATGAAATAAAATCCGTTTCCATCTTCTGGCCCTCCAGGAGTACCACCCTCATCAATTAATGTTAGAAGCGGATCTAGTCCTAAAGAATACAATCTACCGCCTTTATTCAAGGCAATCTTTGTGACCCTCATACAGTCAGAGGGTATGGTTGCCTGTGCATTAGCATTAAGAGTTATATGCGTAACTTTCAAGCAAGGAAAAGCTGTAGTTCCACGAATAACCTCGCTCATCCACTCTATAGCTATCTGCTCTAAACGAGGAATATCTGTAGCTTGACCTTTAACACGGTTTAAAGCTGTTTGTATAACGTATTCTATATTTTTAACTGGAGGCATTATTCAGAATATTTAGTAGGTTTTGGGTTGTTATCTTCTGCCAAATCAGCAATTACTTCCTCAGCACGAGTATCTGTAGATCTAATCAATTCTATAACACGAGTAGCTAAAGCTCCAATAGTAGTAGGAACAACAATCTCTTGAGTATCGCTCATTGACAAGAATGCAGGTATTATAAAATATGTTACGTTTACAGATCCTGGATCGCTTGTCCACAAAACTCGTTTATCACGAACATAAAACTCTGGCTTTGACATGTTCTTAATTCTATTCAAAAACAAGTTCTGATCATCGCTCTGACGAGAATAGAATATAGTGTCACCCTCCTCTCCATAATCAATAGCATACTTAACGCTCATTGGTCCATAAGCAGGGGAGACATTTAAATCACTATAGTATTGAGTTCCTGTAACAAGAACTGGCAAAGCATATGGCTCAACCATAGTTCCTAAGGCATTTATATCAACACTTGCCGTCTCTTGATAAACGATGTCTAACAAAGCAACAACGGTTTGATATTTATATCTACCCATAATATCGTTAGGTACGTCACCGCTTGCGAGACGTTCCTGTATCAATTCAACTAGTTGTCTTTTAGTCATTATGGTCTACCTTTTTCTATTTCTACTGTTTGAAGGCTATTAAAATCTTTGATGTTAATAGCAAAATATTTATATAACATATTTACAAGATCAGGATAAACATCGACAGGATATTCAAACTGAGTGCTTGTTAATGGATCATAAACAGGAAGACCTGTTAATGGGTCAATTGTGTAACCATATTCTGGAGTTTGAGGCTCTCTTACATAGGTTAAAATAACATTAGTTAAGTTAGGGGCTACAAATATACCATCATCTTGTATGGTCGCAATAGGTCTATCAGTTGTAGGGTAGTACAACGAAGTAGAAAGTCTATATGCATAATCCTCCCAAGTCAACATCTCTATTTGTCTCAAAGTGCCTTGCACAACTAATTGTATATAGGCTATATAATCTCCAGGAGTTAAAACTTCATTTGTTGAAGGGTTAACTGAAAGAGTAGTTGTCTTAGCAAATGGTCTAAGGTCATCAACAATTTCTCTATCTTGAGAAGAAACTTCTAAGAAGTCATTTAGCTTCTCCATATTAACATATGCAGCAGCTTGGTTAAAAGCTTCTGGAGTAACCAAGTTACCAAAAGCATCTTTACCTAACTTATTTAAAAGCTGATCATATATATCTCCAATATTATTGAGTGTAGCCATTAGACCTAATTATTTTATGATACGAAGATAAAAAAAAATAGGGTACAAAATGTACCCCATTTAAGAAATTATATATAGAATTTTAGTTAAGGGTTCTTTCTAACAGCTTTTGTGCCTTCTTGTCCTTAGTTATAAATTCAATTAAAGCCTCTTTGTTTTCGATTGGAATTTCGGCAATAACAACCTCTTTTCCGTTTGATACGACAACAGTACGCTCTCCGTCAATACTTGGGAACATTAACTCAGCATTAATTGCCTTTTCAACCATTTCCGAAACATCATTGCTCTTTACAGGAGTAAATTGATCGTAAATGTACTCTCTATATTGCACATTTTTCTCCATTCTTGAGAAGATATGACCTATGATAATCTCATTTGAATCATCTTCGTTAAATACTATTGAAGAAGCAACGGCAAGCTTATGTAATTGCTCTGTATTCAAAGAACCTACAGCAGCCTTAGCTCTAGCGTCTTTCAATATATCAAATGCCTTCTGAGTAATTTCCTTGTCTGGCATTAAGAATTTATATGGAGATGCTGTATTACCATTCTTGCCATTTGAAAACATTTTAGAAAAGTTATAGCAAAACCACAATAGCTCTTTATCCTTAGATGTGAAAACAAGAGAGTTGTTTATAACCTTTGTTTTCTTAGCAAATATTTTTCTTCCATCAGACATATATGTCGGAGGTCCATCAGAATATCTAATCTCTCTTTGTTCTCCAGTCTCATCGTCAACCCAATTATAAGATAATGGTAGCCCATGAGTTGGTTTAGAAAAAACCCAAGGTTGATTAGGATTATTAGTTGCTATTTTTTTTACTGAGCTTTCGTTATAAGTAACTCTTACAGGCTCATTTTTTTTAATGAAATTAGGGAATACGGATTTTAATTGGTTAATCTCATCTTCTCCCAATGCAAATTTTTCATTGTCTACGAATAACATATGTTTTATTTTTTTGTGTGTTAAATTTTAAAAAGGCAGGGGTTTTAAGCCCCCACCTTTTTTATTGTTTTTCCTAAAATTATGCAGGGATAATTCTAGTGAATTGCTCTAGAGTGAAGAAGTCAAATCCTAAGTCAGAAGATAGATACAAACGAGCAACGTCTGTAGATCCAATCTTACGAGCAGAGGCACGACCATCGTCAGTGATTTCCATGAAGCGGCTATATCCGTTCATTTCTTTGTAGATCAATTCGATACGGTTACGCAATACACCTTCAGCATCAGCCATCTTGTTCAATGGAATAACCCATCCACGATCACGAAGAGTGCTAGTTGATACAGCACCCATAGTGGTAGGATCTTGCATGAAACGAGCCTGCTTAACTAAGAAGTTATAACCGTCAACGATTAAACCTTGGTAAGAAAGGCTACCAGTTAACGCTTCAACATCGTTCATTTGACCTCCGAAGAAAACATCAGCCAAAGATTGATTTAATGCATTTACGTTAGCATTACCAAAATAGTTAGTAGAATTCGCATCTTGATTTAATTCAGAATATAATTCTTGAGTCAACCAAGTTAAGAACAAGTTAGAAGAGTAACGCTTAGACATCTCAGTAGCAATAGCACGAAGGTCATCAACACCTAATGCACCACCTGTGATTGTGTGGTTATAACCACGCTGACTGATTTCATAATCCAAACCTGTACTTGTTTGAGGAACAGCACTATTGTTAGTCTGCTTACCCCAAATCAAAGAAAGAGCGATTTGTTTAATCAAACGGTATTCAGCCTCATCTTGTCCTTCGTAGAAGAAACCGTTCATCTTCTTAGTTCCCATATCACCATATTCAATCTCCATCCACTGAGGAGCGTTGGTTTTTTGAGTACCAGTCAATTCATAAGTTTCTTTGAAAATCTGAGTTGTCCACTCATACTTCTGCCAGAAAGACTGAGATGAAGTTGGTTGATCAGTACCTTCAGCCCAAGCAGAACCAACAACAATCATGGTTACAGCCTCAGCAGCCGAAAGAACTGATAAAGTACCAGTAGTAACAGCGTCAACAGTAACAGCAAATGTATCGGGACCTCCAGGAACTGTAGTCTTAACTACGTTAGAAATACGACCTAATGGTAAAGTGGCTTCAGATGCAAACATCACAACTTGACCAATTTTAGCGTAAATCTCATCAATATAAGTAGAGTTTACAGTTTGAGATGTAACAGTAATTACAACTTGGCTAGCACCTGTAGTAGCTACTACACCTGCAATAGCGGTATCGTAGAAACCTTTTTCCCAGTGCCATCCAGTAGTATTCTGAACACCACGCTTCATTCCAAGACCCATCAAAAGTTGGAAGTCAGAAAGACCGTTATCTCCATACTTATTTTTCAAAGTACGCAAGTAATGTGGAACCAAAAGTCCACTAGTGTAACTAGCGTCAAAAAGTGACAATAAGCCACCGCTTAATCCTTCGCCAGATACAGGGTTAAAAAAATTAGACATTTTCGTAAAAAATTAAGGTTTGTAAATCAAATTAATACTGTGATTCAAAATACCTTTGTAGTTGAGATTTTTCGCTAGATCCACTTGGTCTCTCCTGTTTCACTACTTCAGCTCCGTTGTGGAACTCTTTCATGGCCTTTTCTTGGGACTCCCCTCTAACCGCTTGAACGAGTGCCTTATAAATGTTCTTTGCCTCTAAAGCTTCTGCACGCATCCGTGCATAATTCTTAATGGCATTAACATTATTTTCGTCTGGTAGTGAAGGGTTGGCCGATATAATCCCCATGAGTTCTTGGTTCAATTGGTCTAAAGTGGCTTGCGACACCGCAGTCTTAACTTTAATACCTTCAACCTCAATCTCTAGATCGTTAATCTTAGCTGTTTGCTCAACTATAGGCTTCCAATCACTTACAAGTTTTTCAGTGTTTTGTTTAAACTCATCAAACTTGCCACGCAAAGATGCAACAAAATCTTTATTCTCACCAATATTTTTTAATTTTTCTGATACAACATCTAAATGTTTACCTAACTTCATCTTCATTGTACGAGGAGCATACTGACCCTCTACATCAACATCGCAGTTATACTCATCAGCAATAGCCTCACAAACTTCTTCAAAAGACATTGTTTTTAGCATGTCTGGGTCTTTAATAACTTCAGATAATGCCATAACTTGGACAGGACTATTTCTTAAATCATCTTCATTTTTACCAATGAATTTTCTAGCAATTTCCATGTCCTTGATACCTGTTGACTTCATAAATGAATTTAAATTAGCCAAGCTATCATCAGCAAAAGGAGATTCTAATTGCTGCATAAGAGTTTCCTGATCCTTTATAAAAGGCTCGAACTCATCATACTTTAATGCTTTTTCAGAAAGCATAGAATACTTTTCTTTAATAGAATCAACATTTTCAAAATCTCCAAAAATAGCTTTTAGATCAGAAGCCTTAAATGTTGCCTCTTCTGGTGCAGAAGAGTTACTATCACTCTCTCCTTGTTGTGAAGAAGTGTCTTCAGCTTGTTGTTGTGTAGCTACATTCTCAGCAGGTGTAGCATCGGATGGCTTTGCATTAGCCGCACCGATATAATCAAAAAAATTAACAGTGTTATTTTCCATATGTATTTATTTGTGTTGTTTTATCTTTTTCTAATTGAACCAGTAATCTCTGTTCCTGTTTCTTGTTGCAAATAAGCCTCAGTCTTAATCTCTTCAATATTACCTTCTGTTTTAGCCTGTATCTCCATTTGCTTTTCTTTCATTCTAATTTCAGCTAAAGCAGCTTGTTTTTCAATTTCAGCCTGTGTCTCTGCTTTAATAATTTCAATCTTGTTCATCATCTTCTGATTTTCAAGATCAATTAAAGATTGAGATTGTGCCTGTTGATTCTGAGCAGCCATTTGATCATTATACTGTCTCTTTTTAGCAGACTTATAATTAAGATACCATGTGGCCTCTTTTAATCTTCCCTTCTCCACCATGTCCACTATAAGGGTATAGTCGGCTAATTCAATCTCTGGCATACCATTACGACCTACTTTCAACGCAGTCTCAGCAGCTTCTAATATTTTGAATTTTTGAGTTGGAGATATTTTATTAGATAAATTAATACCCATCTCATCAAGTGTCAAATCAGAACCTGTCATGATAGCACCAATGGTAGATTGACCAAATACTCCAGAATAATAATCTTTAGTAGCGGCATCGTATTTCATTGTGGTAATAGCACGGAGTATCATGTTTTGAGCAGCCTTTATTTTAATCTGCTCTAGTGCCTGTTGTAATGGCCACAATGCATTGTTTGTAGCCTCAACTTCTAATTCAGCAACACCTACTAACTTCTCACCTTTTGCAGGAGATGCAGCAATTGTAGGAGTTATACCTGTAATCTGTAAAAGTTTTTCAACGTCATGCTGATAAGCAGCAATCCATTCTGACAATTGCTTACCAACCCCTCCCTCAAGCTCCTCAAATGATTTATTCATCGTAACCTTTCCACCTAGTAGAGAAGATTTGTAAAAGAAATTACCTGTATGAGAATAAACTTGAACTAAATCAAATGGAGTATATAAAGTGCCACCAATACTATTTACATTCAAAGCTCCAATATCAATAGCAATACCTTTAGGAGCAGCAGCTAATTTAGCAGCCTGCAACTTTAAGTGATTGATTTGCATGGAATCATAAATAGGAATAGCGGTTTCAGTAATAGATTTTCCTGGTATTTTTACAAAACGATAAGACAACAACGGTTGTTGTTTATTAATTCGTTTCATATTCTTTTGCTTTCCTCCTAATGTCAAATTAGCACCAGGTATAAAAACTCCTTCGTAAATATTATGCCCATCAATAACAACGGTTTTTTTCTTTTCAGTATTTACAAATTCTCCGAATTTATCTGGGTAAAATTGAACATTACCATCTCTATTTTTCTTCTTAAAGTAATTAGAGTCCTTTGATATATACTCAAACTCTAAAACATCAATGAAAAGAGCATCGTATCTCATTCTATCTGTAATAGTATCTCTTTGAGAATACCACGACCATCCATATTTATCGTTTGCCACAATAGAATCATAGGCAAAACGAGCTACTTTATTTACAAAAGACTCAGTTTCTTCTTCACTATATCCATTTTGTAAAAGAAGCTTTCTTACTTGAGGTATACTATATTTTTCAAAGTGTCCACCAAACGGAGAATTATCACCTTGATATTCATCTGTCCATGCACAAACAAATTTTGTAGCATCTACATATTTAACTTTTGCAGCTCCAGTATCTGGATCCGTATAGTCTTTAACCACACAAAAACCAAAATTTAAACAATCATCTTTTAATTGTTTTTCTATTTTAGTCCAATCACTTCCCTGGAAACCAAACTCGGCAAGTTTCTCAATGCCAACTTCAAATGACATTTTAAAACCTCCCATAATTTCATAAAGCTCTAGCTCTGTCATATTCTGCGGAACAAACTGTTCTTCAGACATTTGAGGAGTACCTAACTCTTTCATAAGAGGCTCCATTTTTGACTTTACATATAGCTTATACTTGTTTAATGATTTTTGATTTCTAATGTCTGGGTTAATTGAATCCGCTTGAATCCTTTGTCCATCAGTAGAAATAATCGAATGTATAATTCTCTTTAGCTCAGGAGCCATTGAGAATATTTGGAAATCAATATTAGAATAACCTTTTCTTCTACCTCTATTTACAGTTGATCCACCTGCCTTTGGTCCTTTTGTTTTTTCGTCACCTCTACTTGCCCACATGTCAATATACTTCTGCGGACTCTGTCTACCCTCACTATAGTTTCTGATCTCAAAAAGTCGAGCTATATCAGCCCTACTAAAATAAGTTTTATTATTTTCATAACGATAAAAAATAGCATGGCCCACTTGAGATAACCATTTGCCATCTTTCTTTTTAGGATCTATATCATCCTTTGGCCAAAGTACAGTAATTTCGCTCATATATCGTAATCAAAAGTATCAAACAATAATCCATCAATTTTAGAAGATTGTTCATTCATTTCTACAAATTTAGGGTAAATTGACTTACTTCCCAAAAGTGCGTAACCACCAGAGGTAAATAAGTCATATTTAGTCATTTCCTTTCTCCCATCAATATTACCACATTCTTCTAATAATTCAATGTGATTTTCTGTTTCACAGCCAACTTTTAAGTATTGCTCCCAAGAATCAAAAATTTCTTGTTTAGTAGAATTATTTTGACCATCGGTAGTAACCCTTCCTGGTAAAGGCTTTCTAATACCATTCTCATCCATGTCGTATAAGAGATAACCCCTTAACCCCCAATCTAAAAATCTCTCATATAAATGAGTGATGTTCATCTCAGGATACAACATAGCTCCATAAAACACACAAGCCTTTGCCATATCATCGGCATATTCCTCCCTGCTTACATCCCTTTGTTTGTAAGTGAGTACAAATTTATCTGAAATCCATTGACTTCGCAACTTTATTTCATTATTATTATCGCCATCTATAGAACTATCTTTTTTATAGAACATAGCACCTGCGTGATATGACTTCTTTTTACCACTAATTTCTTCCGATTCATATTTTGCAGGGTCAGCTCCCATAACGTATTTATTCATTACTTGCCATGAAGGTTTCCATGATTCTAAGTCTGGATCCCACTCCTTTTGATTTCTTTGCCCTGGAGGAGGCATGTGGCTTATAATAAACTTCCCTTCATCATCTGGCACTAACCTCACGTTACTTCCTCTACCTTCAGTCCATTCAAAATTGTATCTTCTTGTAACACTTTGTTGGAATGTTAACTCAGTTATTCTCTTTTTTATTTTTAAAACAGGGAATGAAGAGTCTTTTGATGCCGACATGAAACATTCTTTCAATGTCCAAGGGAAGTTTTGCATTTCTTCTATCAATCCTGTTTGATCCCCATTTGCCTCAAATGTTTTTCTTTTATTGGAAAGATAAGTTCTAGCACCAATCATAACAACTCTTCCGTCACTATTTTTTATTGGTCTATTAGGATCGTCAATAATAGAGTTCCCATATTCATCTATGAATCCATCTAAACCATCATATGCAGGAAAGAAAATAGTAAATAATCCAGATGCTGTTTGTCCGTTGTCGTTTCTCTCATTAAATTTTGAAGCTAATATTAACCTCTTCATTTGCTCACCACCACCTCTTTCCATTTCTCCAAGAGTTGAAGTTAACAACCCAAGACCATGTATATACGGACCTTGTGCCAAACACTTCATGACAACTCTCCAACGCTCAATAATATTAATATTAATACCTGCCTTTGGATCTACCTTACCGACCTCATCGTGATGTATGAAGTGAAGTTTCTCCATGTCATACGCTCTCTCTCCAGATGGTCGGTGATTTATCCATCCTTCGTGTGGAGGGAGAGATGTTGTTCCTACACTACCTGCTGCACGACTTGCAGGGGCAGTAAAAGAAATCGCCTCCTTTGGAACGCTTGACCCTTCTGTCATCAGCTTAAAGAAGAATGGCATTCTTCGGAGACGTTTCGCTATATGGTCGACAAACACTTGGGTAGAGTGATAATCAGACATTGACTGAATACCACCAAAACGCTGAATACCCATTGTTGCCGTTATGTACCAATTCATAAAACCTGCACGAGATGTAGCTCCCTCACGTCTGTGTTTTGGATAAACAACTCCATACATAGTTCTTTCACCAGTATCAACAATAAATTCACCCTCCTCAATATAACTGTTCTTGTATCTTTCTATAAATTCATCGACACTTTTTTTCATGTTAAAATATCGAACAAAATTTTCCTCCCCATCCGAATAAACAACTTTATATCTAAAAAAACCATCTTTAGTTTTAAAGGCATACATAACTCCTAAAAACCATCTGCGATCTCTATCTCTATATTCGGGTAATCCTGCTTTGTTTTTAGGATTACCTATAGGCCAAAAATTCAAATAAGTATACATACATCCTGGAATGTATGTTGGAGTTCCATTATTAAAAAAGAAATAGCCTTTATAGTGCCTTCTTATTTGACGCTTAATCCATTGTATTTCCTTAGAGTAATAAGAAGCATTATTAAACAACTCTTCATCAATATCCTCAAGCTTAACAACATCTTTTGGTTTAAGCTGTTTTTTTCTTCTAATTACTGCCTCTAATTCTGTAAGTTTGGATGGAGTTTCTTGGTATTGAAATCTTTGTTTTTCTGGAGATATTCCGTAACCATCAATCTTTTTTATAGCCTCCTCATAAGGTAAATTGTAATACTCCTCTGGAGCAGGCACAGGGATTGAAACTGGGTATAAATCTTCATCCTCAGAATTAAGCAATATATGATCAATCGCTTGATTGTATTTATATGACGTATTACGCATCTACTTCTGGAAAAACATCTCCTTTATCTTCAAACTCTCTAATATACTCTTCTGGTCTTATTCCAAGTGAGTCCATAAGTGTAAACTCAGTCAATTCATCTTCTAAATCCTTACTCTTCTCTCCTTGCAAGAAATCATTTTTTGACGAGGCAATTTGAGACATGGTCATGTTAATAATTTCTCTTCGTGTTTTTTCAGCTTGAACAATTTTTGCTTGAGCAGCCTCATCCTCAGCCTCTAATTTTATCTCCATTTCAGTATATCTTAGGAGAGCTTCTTCGGCTGATTTCCAAACCATGTATTGTTCACCGCCCATTAAAAGCAAAAAATATATTGCCCTTCTGTTAACGCCTTTTATTTTCCAAGAAAGCATATCGGTAATATACTTAGGATATGGAGGCTCAATGTTTAAACATTGCATAGCCCATGTCTTTCTTCTTTTTAAATCGGGTATGCCTTGACCTGGAGAACCAAGATCGTACATGTAAATTAAGTATCTTAAAACAAGATCTGGATCTAGTCCATGAGGAAGATCTCTTGCAGAAAATATAACTGAAAACTTAGATAGATCAGAAAATTCAAACAATACAGGTTGATCCATAGGTATTTTATGGATCGGATATTTTAGTTTATCAAACTCTTTATTTTCGAACTTCATATCCTAAAACCTCGTTATGTCTTAATGTATAATAATTTTTATCTAACTTCTTGTTTAAAGCAGCTTCTAAAGGCACACCTCTTTTTAATTTTGAATAAACAATATCCCCTACTTTAGGTATTGCATCTGTACCAAATGCCTTTTCTGATATATGACTAGGACCACCAACTGCAACAACTTCCCAGGTATCATACCTGTATTTATCTTCTTCACCTTCCAATAATATAACAAAATCACTTCTTAATTTTTCCTCCTTAACAGGAAGAACTAAAGAAAAGCCATCGTTTGGAATAAGCTCACCATCTCTTATTGTTAAATATACCAATAAAGGATTTATCATTAAAATCTCTTGCCCATCATGATAAATAACACGAGTGTTTTTCCCCTCGCTATATGCACCTATAACTTCTCTCATCTCGTTATACTTGACAAATACTTTGTCACCCTTCTTCCAATTTTTAAAATCGGAGTGGACAATACAATCTACATTTGTAAAATACTCAGCATCTTGACCGTTCATCCTCACAACCATCTTAAATGACTGATCTCCAACGGTAAACTCTTCTTTCAAAGAACTATTATTGTTTAGAATTACAGGTAAATAATTAAGAAATTTCATATTTTATGTGCTTAAAGTCCGTACATTTGTGTCGCTCGTTCTGAGCTGTTTTCATAATGTGTGTTTTATTTGTGTGCAGAAAGTGGGGACAACGGTCCCCATTTTTTGTTTTTTTACTTAATGATCACGAACCTGTGTAAAGGTTGGTAACAATAAATTTGCCGATGAACCATTTTCTGACTCATTGACATAATCAAAAGACAAAATGTAACCTCCAATTGGTTTAGGAGGTCTTCCCTTCTCAATATGATACCCAAAGTCACCATCTCCATATTCCTCTTTGTAGGCGGCCGTTCTGATGTGATGAACGTATCTGTGCTTAATGGAATATCCTGATCTTGGATTATGATCTAAAGATTCTTGAGAATCAATAACATGATATAGTTCGTGAACGTGACCCTGCCAAATACAATCAGCTCCAGATATCATTACGCCCATACGATTGTTTTGGATAACGCCCTTGGTGATGACCCCACCGCCTCCTGAGCCGTGGTAATATTTCACGTTGAACGCATGGTTCGAGTGACTCTTATATTTCATTTGAAGTTTCCACCAACCCCCATAACCTCCAGTATAAATAGATGTCTTGTTCTTATAATTCATAAGATCAACAAATCTCTGAAGAGGGTCAGTCTCTGTATTTTTAATAATTGCCGTCTCGTGGTTTCCATAACCAATCCAAGCAATATTTTGAGCGTAAGGACTCCACCAATCAACTGCCGTTTCAATAACAGCGTCCAAATAATTATGTACATTATGCTCAGGTCTAATATCCTTTTTATTTCTACGAGGATCCCACTTACCTTGCATTAAACAGAAAAAATCGCCATTAATAACGATTCCCATATCTTCGGCAAGGGCCATGTCTAAATGCCTTTTTAATATATCTCTTTTGCACTTTGGATTATCCCAGTGGACATCGGATATCATAAGCCATTTCTTATCGGAAGAACATTCTGTAATTAGAATGTTTTTATTTATCTTGGTTGTAAGCATTGTATACCTCGTTACTTTTTAATAGGTTAAAATATTCAGAGAATGTTTTGAAGGGCTGATCTATAATTAGTGGGTCATCTGAACCAACTATATAAAGAAGAGTTCTATTACCTACTGATATAGATCCATTATCTTTAAATTCTACATCAGCTTGTATAGCAGCTATTTTTGTTATATCAAAAATTATAGGAACAGCATCACAATAAAGTTGAGCCGAGCCAGAAATATCTTCTTCATTATTCCACACAACGCATATTGTACTGCATAATGTAGGCAGAGGAGTGTCCTCTTTTTTTCGTTTTCTCCAGAACATAAACCGTATTTTTCGTAAAAATACAAAAAAGCCCCTTCGCTTTGAAGAGGCTTTTGTCTTAGAACGGTAGATCATCATCACCTTTAGCCTCTAAAGGCTCCTGTACAGGCTCATTTTTAGAGGGCATTGGTATGTCACCGCTAATATTCCAAGCTTTTAAGGAGTTGTAAACATTTCCGTTATATTCACGTCCTTCAATGTTAAAACTAATTGTAAGGCTATCTCCTGGAACGTAAGGCTCAATTAAGCTAACCTTGTCATTTATTAACTGAAATTCAACAATTGTTGGATACTTGCCTTCTGTCTCTACGACAAATTTGCGAATTGTAAATTTTGGAGTTTTTTGTTCGATACTCCCAACCGATTTAAGTTTTCCTTTAAATTCCATTGTGTTTAATTTTTACAAAGATACATATACTTTATTTTAAAAAAACAATCTATATTTTGAAGTTTTAAACAATAAGGTGTTAAAATGTTGCTATTTTTTTCTTGCTTTAAAAACTTATATGTGTTTACCTTTGCAAAGCACAAATGAAAATCATACAAAATTTTTTAAGAAATATGTTCAAGGTTGAAAAAGACGTTCCAGTACCAAATAGTGGGAGAGGACGTAAGGCATCTTACGAGTTGCCAGATATGGAAATTGGAGACTCATTCTTTATTGAAGGAGAGACATCTAAATATTTAGCTCGTTTATTTTATCAAAAGAAAAAGAAGAAGTATAAATTGACAGCTAGAACTATGGATGGAGGAGTTCGAATCTGGAGAGTAAAATAAAGTATTAGTTTTCGTTTTAAGTTTGAGTCGCAGCAAACTAAAAACATAAAAACACTAGCCCTGTTGAATGGTGTGAGACTGCGACCTCCCCATTCTTCGGGGCATTTTTTTCGCACATATGAATACAGGACAAATTATAAAGGCAAAGTCTGAAAAGGACTTTACTATGTTGAGTAATAAATTACTCCAAGACTGCACATTGACAATTGAAGAAAAGGGTCTTCTGGTATATCTATTGAGTTTGCCATGTGATTGGGTTCTTTACAAAAAAAATCTCCCAGAAAAGACAGGAGAGTCTAAGGGGACTATAGATCGTGTATTTAAACAGCTACAGGAGAAGAATTACATTTTGTCTGTGAAGGTAATTGACAACGAAACAAAATTGTTTAAAGGTTGGAATCACATTGTATATGAAGTACCGACATCGGAGAAAACCGACATTCGGGAAACACCGACATCGGCTTTTACCGACCTCGGTGAAAGTATGCCTATACAAATACTAAATACTAATACAAAGAATAATAATAATACAAATACTAATATAGGGAAAGCACGTTTTTCTCCTCCAAGTTTAGATGAGGTAAAGGCATTCTTCAGAGAAAAGGGGTATCGTGAGGATGTGGCTATAAAAGCATACAACTACTACAGCGATGGTAATTGGTGTGATAAGAACAATAAGCCTGTGAAAAATTGGAGGCTGAAAATGCACATCTGGTTTAGAGATGAAAACAAGATACAAGAAGTTAGGCTAAAAGTAAGAACTGCATTCGGAGATATTGTTGAAGTAACTAAACAACAATATGATTCAGCAGTCCCAGGAACATTAAAACTAATAAACCAATAATATGAGTAACTATCAAAAACTAACAGACCTAGGTATTCAATGTAAGGATAGACAAGGTCAGCAAAAGGTTAATTGCCCATTTTGCAAAGACATTCGAACAAACAAAAGTGACAAAAGTCTATCTGTAAATGTTGAGCTAGGTGTCTATAAATGCCACTATCCAAACTGCGAGGCGTTCATAGGAAAGACTGTAAAGTCTTATGATCGTAAACCAGAATATGTAATCCCTGTATCTAAACTTCAAAAGGTAAGCGACAAAGTTTTATCATGGTTTGAATCGAGAGGTATATCCAACCACACACTACTCCAATTTAAGGTAACAGAGGAAGAGACCTACTTCCCACAAGCGTCTGAAAACCGTAAGGCGATTTGCTTTAATTATTACAGAGGGAGCGATTTAATTAACATTAAATACAGAGATGCGGCCAAAAATTTTAAGATGGTTAAGGACGCTGAACTTATCATGTACAATTTGAACTCAATAGAGGGCTATAATTGGTGTGTAATTGTCGAGGGGGAGATGGATGCCTTATCAATGCATGAAGCTCAAATTTACCCTGTCGTAAGCGTTCCTAATGGGGCTACAAAAGGTAATCAAAACCTTAAGTATCTTGATAACTGTATTGACCACTTTATTGACAAAGAAAAAATAATCATATTTACAGATAACGATTCATCTGGAATGTCTTTGAGAGATGAGTTGGCCAGACGATTAGGTAAGGAAAGGATATGGTTTGTAAATTGTCCTGATGGAAGTAAGGATGCCAATGAAGTAATTGTAAATTATGGAGTCGATGTATTAAGACAAATTATAGCAGAGGCATATCAGATTCCAATTGAGGGTATTGAAAAGGCAAGTCATGTAAAGGAAAAGATCTATGATATATACAGAAATGGATTTCCGCACGGATTAAAATGTGGATACAATATGTTTGATGAACATATATCATTCAGAGGTTCGGAATTTACGATTATAACAGGAACACCCAACGCAGGTAAGTCAACTTTTCTGAGCAATATACTTGTCAGATTAGCCTCAAAGCATGGTTGGAAAATTGCCATGTTCTCCCCCGAAAAACAGCCTACCGAAATTCTATTCTCAGAATTAGCTGAATTATTTATAGGAAAGTCATTTACATCATTCAACCCAGTAACAAAAATGACTGAATCAGAGGTGGAACTTGCAACAAGATTTGTAGATGACACATTCTTCTTTATGAAGATAGATGAGATGGAAGTAACCATAGATGGTATACTATCCAAAGCTGAAGAGTTAGTTAAAAGAAACGGTGTTAACTGCCTTGTAATTGACCCTTGGAATTATGTTGAACATAAGATACCACACGGAATGAGCGAGACTCAGTACATATCTGAAGCATTAACAAAAATAAAAAGATTCAAGGATCGTTATGATGTACATGTATTCGTTGTAGCACACCCTACAAAAATTAGAAAGGAGAATGGGGTATACATTGTTCCAACATTATATGATATCGCAGGATCCGCACATTTCTTTAACAAATGCGATAATGGATTTGTAGTGTACAGAGATTATCTATCTGGTCAAACTCGTGTATACATACAAAAAATTAGATGGCAGTTTATAGGTAAAGTCGGAGACGTTCCGTTTATATATAGCCCGATAAATAAAAGATTCTCAGAAGTTGGAAGTGAAGACATCACCTCGTTCAATCCAATAGGAGATTATGAATTACAAAATAACCCATATTTAGGCAATGAAGATATACCATTCTGATCCATCACTGCAATTTGGACTAAGACAACTCGCAATAACAAAGTATAAAGATGGAGAGCTAATTGGTTCAAAACAAGATTATTACGAGAATATAGAGTCTGTTTACATTTGTTTGGAAAAAAAATATGATAAAATTTTAGAAGTTTTATTTGCATTTTGTGAGAAAAATGTTAGATATTTGCGAAAGAATAATTTAATAACTCAAACAGTAAGCGAAGAGATAAAGGAAAGGGCGAAGAAAAAGACTTGTAATGAACTAGGTGTATCAAAACCAGAATCAAGTGAAAAATACAAAAAGAAATACCTTCAGAACCTTTACAAATTTGTCTACTGGGAGTTTATTAAATCACACACGTTAGAACAAGTAAAAATTAAATTCAACGAAATATGAAAACAAAATCAATCCACTTTCTGGACATATTGGAATATGTGCCAGATGCAAAGAAAAATCAATTCATCTCTGACTTGATTATTTATGTACCTCACATCCAAGCAGAGGCTGAGAAGTATAAAAACATTGTACATGACGTAAACTTTGGCAAAGAACGCAGAGAATATATCAGCACTATGCGTAAAGTTAGCAATTCGATTTGGAATAGTGACGATAGTACAAGAAGAGATTTAAGAAATGTTCAATCTCGTCAAATGCTTTACTATTTCTTATACAACACTCTTCCATTATCATACATGGATGTAGGAGGTTATTTTGACAAAGATCACTCTACTGTTATACACGGCATTAAAAGATTTACATCTGACATGGAAACCTCCTCTAGAACAAGATTAATGGTTGAGTTCTTTGTAACAAAAATGGAAGAAAATGGTTACAGACAACCAAGAAGAGCATATGATTTATTAATGAGTAGAATCGAAGTTTATGGAAATATCAATCAATAAGCCCCACAGCACAACATTTGAGTTTGAAGGAGAATGTTTCTTAGATATGAAGTATTCATTCACTCTTACAAAAGTAGTAGACGAATCAGGCACACATTATTTTGTATCAGCCCATCCTCACTCCTCTGAGAGCAATTGGGAAGACTGGAACAATGTGAAGCAGAATGTGATTGAAAACATAATAAAAAAACACTTCGAACAAAATGGAGCAGAGTAAAACAACAGAAGAAAATGTATCATACGAATACAAACAGTCTAGCATTGTAACCAAAGTTATGGATGATATTAAATCCAGAGAAAAAAAAGGGTTTATGCAATACGGAACAACAGTGGATCGAACAGATTACGATCTAAAAATGTGGTTGCAAGAAGCGTATGAAGAATGTTTGGACCAGGCGATATATTTAAAAAGTGCCATTGAGAACTTGAAGAAAAAACGCTAAATTAGCGTAATGAAACCAGAATCCAAATACCTAAGAAAAAGCAAATTCTGCAAGAGTAATTGGCTGGTAATAAAAGGAAACAATGAGTATTTAGTCAGATGTAAAACCTGCGGAGTATATCTTATGAATGGAGGTATTCCAAAATGTTTACAAATAAATCCAGAAGAAAATTAAAAATCTTTTGTTAATAATTTTCACTTGATTTTCTTTTAAAAAAGATTATATTTGTAACGCATATAAAACACACAATAGTTCTTTTGGCAATAGAGTCTATTACAAGCTATAAATAGTCGTCTGGATAACGAAGCCATTGAAGCCTCAACGGAGGAATTAGTAAATGCAAATAGTGGAGTAATGGATCTATGCCATAAGAACGTGTTTTTTCATAACACACCAAATAATGACAATAAATTTAACGGAGTCGGAGGTACACTTTCTTAGAACTATTGCCTCAACAAGGTCCTACTTTAACAGGAATAATAATGTGGTAGACCAAAAGTTTGCCTCTGAAAAATCAGGGTATGAAATCGACTTTGATGGATGTCTATCTGAGTACGCATTCTGCAAATGGCATAACATTACATTTAGCCTAGCAGATACTCCAGGACAGCCTGACTGTGTTTATAAAAATTTAACCATTGACATTAAAAGCACTCGACTAAAAAATGGAAGGCTCATGGTCAAATTAAATGCAATACCTGTTGATATGTATGTACTTGCAATTGTACAAAATGACTACACAATTTTTTTTCCTGGGTATATTCGCTCTGAAGATATAAAAAAGCAAGAAAATATCCGTAACTTAGGAACTGGAGACTCGTATGTCTTAGATCAAGATCAATTATTAAGGTTTAAGGAAAATGGAAAGAAAAAATAGACTGTCAATTACATTCTCGGAGGATGAGTTTGACAAAAATTTAGAAGTAACCGAATGGTCCAATGGGGCAGGTGTAGACTTTACAATAGAATATAAAGGACATAGAACTACATATCCTTTATCTTATAGAGAACTACACATACTTAAGAAGCTTACAAAGCATATTCTTAAAAATGTTGAGTAGATTTTATCTGAAAACCTTTACCTTATTCTTTATTTTTAAAGGCTGACTTATAAATTGTTTGCCTCTTTTATTTCCTTCTGACTTAGCTTTATTAGTAGCCTTCTTCTCTCCAGAAGTTAAAGAATCCCAAGCAGCTTTAGGTAGATACCTTTTCTTACCCTCAGACTTAACTTCTTTCGATAAACCTTTGCTTTTATTTGAGTGTGTTCCAGATGTCATCCACTCTTGCTTAGTCCAATTCTTTAGACTTTGTTGTGACTTAGCTAATGCCATTACTTATATCCTCCACCTTTAGCTTTATATTCACGAGCAAGCATTTGTGCTTTTCTAGCACTCCACTCTCCAGGATCACCACCTTTGGTTCCAGCTTTAATCTTATTAAACAAAGACTTTCTCATACCTGGCTTAGTATAATTACCAGCTTGATTTACTTTGCTTGTGGTTTTTTTATTTAACTTCATTATTTATTACGGCCAAATCTTACAACTTTTTTACAGCTAGTAGACATACCTCCCTTTTTATTTCTTTTTCTTGCTAATTCGGAAGCTCCCATATCATAATTAGCTTTTTTACCTCTTTTATTGTTAGTATTGTTAAAGTTAACAGTGTAATTAAGAGATGATTCTTTCTTTTTACTAGCAGGCTTATTTATATCCTTACCTTTTGCAACTTGTTTTTGTTGTCTAGGAGATAAAGGCATTCTAGGAGGTGTTCCACCTAAATCACGAGGGTTAGCCTGTCTATTTGCTTCTGCCAAATCTTTTTTATATTGCTCCATTTTAGATTTATAATCTTTTCTTTGAGCAATTCTAGCTTTAATTCCGTCAATTGGATTTTTTGGTTTCATATTAGTATAATTTATTTAGCGTTTCATTCTCCTTACTTGTCTATCTCTTCTAGCGGATTTACGTTTTAAAGATTTATTTTTTCTTTTTGTACTAAATAGATCCTTTCCAAAATCCTCACATTTTTGGATAATACCTTTTTTACTCTTGCAATTCTTATTTTGCTCTTTTAAATCTTTTCTTTTTTGTTTGCTAGACTGAATATTTTCTTTTATGCTGCTAGCTTTTTTCTTCAGTTTATCTTTAAAAGTGCTACCGCCATCATTTTTAGGAGGAGTGTCTTTAGGTGGCGTATCTTTAGGAGTTCGAGTTATACCAGGGAAATTTACTTTTGGAAAATTTATATCAAGTGAATTTTTCTTATCGTTAAATTTAACTGATTTATTTACGTTACCCATTTTATCAGTATATGAGTAAGAGAATTTTTTATTCCCTTCTCCTAATGATTTAGCCATTTTAGAAGCATCCGCTGGATTTAATCTGGTGTAAGATGTCTGTCTTTTTTTGCCTTTTAAAGCAGTGCTTTTTTTTGTTGCGTAATTAACACCACCAGAACCTACTTGCTCTGCGGCTGAAGGACCTGCTTGCTCTGCTGCTGAAGTACCTTTTTTTCCTCTTTTTATTTGTAAACCTCTCATGACATTTTATTTTTTTCAAAAATAATAAATTTTATGTGTTTAGCTACCTTTAACCCACTTTTTATTTTTAGGTTGAGATGTCTTGCTTGGACTCCATTTAACTTTATCGGCCCAATAGGCGGCACTCATTTTGCCTTTAGATATATTCTTAGCATGACGAGACTTAAAAGCCTCACGTTGTCCTGCTGTTTGATTTGTCTTTACACCCTGTTGACCAAAGCGAATGGTTTTAACTTGTTCACCCTCCTTTGCCACAACAATATGACTCTTTGTTGGGTGGCCTGGAGTTCTCTTTGGCTTATTAAAACCAGATACTCCAGCACGAGCTAAACGAGAATCTCTTTTGATCATGATTTCGAAGATTTCTTTAAACCTTTATTTGCTCTATAAAGTTCTTTGGCGTATTTTCTATTGCTAGTATTTTTTACAGAAGTTTTATCAGAAACTCCTTTTACTGAATACAAAGGCTTTGAACCTCTAGACTTCTCCATGGTCAAAGATGTTTTATTACCAGTATTTCTTTTTGTTATAAATAAAGATTTTTTACCACCTTCATTTTTAATGGCAATCATTTTAGATTTTTCTGGTGATAATACTGATAAAGTAGTAGCTTTCAACCTCTCCCCACTGTCTGATTTTGTATTCCTCCTTCCAAAGGATATAGCCTTATCTCCAATTACTCTAGATCTTTCAACATTTCTTCCTTTTGTGTTAGGATCATAATATTTAGAAACAGATTTAACAATCTTTCCATCTTTAGAAATATTCTTTATTTTAGTAATACCTCCATTGTCTGAAACAGAATAATCAATTACTTTTTTTCGCTTTTTCATTTACCTTGGCCTTTATACTGTTTTTTATAATTCTTAGATGTTTTTGTTCTTGATGTTTTTGTTTTCGAATGAATGCCAGGTCTTGATACTTTAGCCTTCTTTTTGAATTTATTATCTGTCTGAACCTTAGCCATTATTTAAGTTTTTTAAAGGAATTAATTAATGGAAGATTCCCTAAAGAAACATGTTTTTCTTTAATCTGTGTGTAGGGCTTAAAACCTTTTTCATTTACCCTTACTTTCATCTTACTAGATTTAATAAAAGAGTTTGGTCCACTTTGTTTTTGAACAGTTGTTTTTTTACCTTCTGGCGTAAATTCAACCTTTTTTATTTTTGTTGCTCCAGTTGACTTGGTGATATATTTTGTTTTCGAATTATCACTAACTACTGTATTTTTTTTTCTACCAAACATGACTTTTATTTTTTATTTGCTCTACGAATTTTCGTGACTTTTCCGTCAGAAATAATTTTCTTAACACCACGTCTATTCAAATAAGTTTCCTTTATACCAAGACTAGGATCTTCATAAAGATCAGCTTGTTGAACAAGTTTGCCTTTTCTGTTGTATTTAGAAATCAACAGGCTTCCCTGACCATTTTTAAAATCCTCATAATAATTTGTATCTAATTTTAAGCGGCCAGATCTAGCTCTTTTTGTATTTTTAAAGTATTGTGCATCTCCAGAGCCAATATTTGAAGCAACTTTTCTCTTAACAGTAACCTCTCCACCATTAGACGGAATAAATTTTTTCACTTTATCAACAGTATACCTAGAGGCAGATTCTCCTACAGCAGGTTGAAAAGACTTAGTCTTCGTTTTAATGATTGTTCCTCCAACAGCTTTACGTTTTACTTCAACTTTTTTTCTGTTTCCATCTTTAGTTACGGTTCTACTATATGAACCAATTTTAATTTTTTTCATAAAATCAATATTTGATAACAAAGATAACAAAGTAAGCAATACAAGCAAAAAAAATATTTTTTTCATCTCCTTTGTTTGATAAGTTTCAGCTCATTATATTTGCCTTCTCATTTAATCAATAAAAACATGGATAACAACTACGCATTTCTAAGATCACAAGTAAAAGCTTTTCACCCTAACTGGAGTGAAGAACAAATTAATGCCGAGATTGAGAAGATTATGAACGGAGAGGATGAGGATGACGGATGTCTCTACTGCGGATCATAACATTCAATTGTTAACAACTCATTCCAAAAAATATTTTTTATTTTAAAAACATTTGTTACATTTGTGAAATAATTACAAACACAAATGGAAAAATTCAATTTCACACAAGAGGGCATTAACCAGATAAACAATGTTCTTTTCAACACAATGCTTGAACTTTTAATTATGAACTCCTCTCGAAAAAATGAGGAGATATCTTCTGCTTTAAAAGAAGTATTGAATGGGGTTGTTGATGCTATTGCAGGAGATTTTGATGACATAAGAAAGTCTGATGATTTTATAAAGTCTGTTGAAGAATTTCACAAAGAGTTACAGGATAGAAATTAATTAGCTCCGTTGGCCAGGAGATCGTAAAACACAGACTGCCTCTTAACAATGCACACTATCTGTTCTCATCGTATAGGAGATAGAGTTAGCCTTCTCGATGTCATTTAAAAAGGCAAGTGTTGTTTCCTTGAGAAAGAAATGTGAGGATTTGCAGAGTAAAAGGAGTTAATACTGCAAGAACGCTCTCACAACACAGAGGACTTCTCATCCTCAACATAAAAGGAGTAGTGTATTGGTACATCGGATGGTTATAGCACCGATAGCAAAAAACACATAAACAAGATGTGGTCACTATAATGACTGCTACACAAGGGTTCGAATCCCTTCTCCTTTTCTAGATTGAGCAGATATGAGTAGCAAGAAGCAAACATCGGTAGACACCCTCTTTGAAAGACTATGGGACACCCCAAAAGACAAGTGGGAATGGAACGCTGTACTCAAGGAGGTAAGAGAGATGCATAAGCAGGAGATGAAAGATTTGTATCTTGCTCATGTGACCAAAGCTCCTCGTTTGAGAGAAATCTTCGAGAAGCAATTTGAGGAATACTACACGAATACATTTGAGTAATCATGACACCAAAAGAAAAAGCATTAGACTTATTTTCTACATTCAGATTTGCTATATCATTTCCTAATAATCCACTTGGTGAGGATAAAGATAGAGTAGCAAAGATATGCGCATCTATGGCAGTGGCTGAAATAGAAGAAGCACTTGTGGATTATGGTAGAGGGGATTCGCTTCAACTTCAAAACATGGATTCTGAATTTAGATTTTGGGAGCAAGTAAAACAAGAAATAGAAAACCTTTAAAACTAAATAACTATGGAAAAGAAACAAACTGCGGTTGAATGGTTAGCTGAACAATTAGTGCCAAAGGCTATGCTTACCTATGATGCTATAACTTATAATGCTATTCAACAAGCCAAGCAAATGGAGAAGGAGCAACATTTTGAATCATATAGACAAGGTAACGTCTTCTTAGACTCTGACTCACTTAA